ATGGATAACTCTTGTACGCATAATTGATAGAAAAGGTGACCTGGCGGCTTATTAGCCGCTCCTCGGTCACTACGCTTTCGCTTCTTTTCTATCGTAATCATACCACAGATGCAATAGGACATTCAAGGACATTTTGCACTCTCAGAAGTGCTTTACCGTGAAGTCGGCATATCTGCTTATACGAGTAATGCATCTCACAGGCAATATACTCAAATGTCTTACAGTTTATGTACCGTGCTATCAGTATCAGCCTTAACCGCTCGTCAGCCACTGCCGATATAGTATGCTCTATCTCAGCCTTGACACGGATAAGTTCGTCTATTTCTGCGTTTATCTCTTGCTCCAGCGTTGCGATTTTTGCACCAGCCATACCAACCTTGTCCGATACCCCGCTGCTGTGTCCTCCGCCCGATGACGGCGATATGTTCGTTGCAAGCTCTCTGAACTGTCGTTGCTGTTCTATCTTTTGATTTATGCGTATGTTGATAAGGTGATAGCGTGATAGGTATTCTTTAGCGGTCATTGAGGTGCTCCTCTTTCTGCACTGCCTCATCGCAAAACTCTTTTGCAGAACAGCCTTTGCAATCTTCTGCTATCGGATGTCTACAACAAAAACTGCACTCTTTTACTAAAGCAACTCTGTCTTTCGGATCTGACCAGTCCATTTTTGTTTTACCTTCGACGTAATACTTGTCCATTTGCGGTACTCGTCTTACTTCAATATCGCAGAAATTTGCACCTTCACAGCAATCGGTAATTAATGCGGCTGATTTTGCTTTGCCTCGTGTTTCAGCAAAGACGACTGTTGCCCTAAAATTAACAGTTTCTTTTGCAAGCCAAGCTTTCATCATGCTATCTTCTCCAATTACCTCCGCTATCATATTATCCATAAGTTCCTCAAGCTCCTCTGGCGATATTCTGTAAGTTACAATGCGATTGCCAAGTAATGTCGTTGTCGATTCACTTGCCGTCTGCTGAAAACGGCAGACAAACTCTCTGATTGTATCTGCGTTGCTTCTGTCAGGAATTTTACGCCCACAGAACAGGCAGGTTTCGGTTGCGGGTTTGCGTTTAGTCATTATTTATCTCCTTTGTCCGTCTTTTTTATCCATCTTTGCTCCGCAGTTAGGGCAGTACAGATGTGGATAATCATCAAGGTCATTGTCGGGGTGCGTGCAACAGCTACACACTCGGTCGTGAAAATACCCTACTTCCCAACTTCCGTGCCTTACTGGCTCGACATCAGCCGCAGGTATGCAATCTACAGCATAATAAATATCTGCCGCAATGTTCATAGGGCAAGTTTCATCTCCTGCTATATCGTTCATAATTTTTGACAATACTTCACGCTTAATATATTCTTTCATTTTCAACCTCCTCCATATTCACGACAGACAAGCTGTCCGCTTTTCTGTCTTTAAGCTCAAGCACATAATACCAGCCCCTTATCTTGCTGTAACGGGATATAACACCGCTTATTGTGTATTCGGCGGTTATTCCTCCGTGTGTATGCCTTACGGTCTGACCACTTATCATAGCCTGCTGAACTTCGTCTATCGTCATTTCAGCACCTCGACCTTGATATATATTCCGGGATTTGCCGCCCAGAACTTTTCGCATATCTCGCTTGCGACAAGCGCATCGTCAGTCCAGAAACCGCAAACAGTCATGCAGTCCTTCAGCATTTTCTGAAGATTGTCGGTATCTGGCTTCGTTATACGATACTCTCCGTCTTTGTGCTGTTCTTTCGGGAACAGCCACTTTGTCGTCAGCCTTACCCCCTTTTTATACGGTTTGTCGGGTTTATGCTGAGAAAGGTACGCTGTCAGTTTAGCCTTCGCCGATCTGACTTCGGGCGGATCATAGAATATCGGCTTGCCGTGAGAAACCGTTACTTTGTGTTCCTGTGCCGTTACCGTAGGCGGTATCATCGGCATAAAAAAGCTCAAGCTATTACCCATATATTAACATCTCCTTTTGGATTTTTAATCAGTGCTTTTGTCACAGTCAGGGGAAGAAGTCGTCGTGCGCAGCTGTCGCACGACTACTTCACCCTGTGACCGTCAGGGAAAGAAAAAACCTATATACGTAGTATATAGCATTTTCCCTGACAGTGAAAATCTCGATAATTCACCGACTTTTTCACTCTGTAGGGAAAGTGAAAATTCTCGACTTTTTCCCTGACAGTGAAAGAAATTTTCTCGACATTTTCCCTGTCAGGGAAAATGAAAATCACCGAGATTTTCCCTCGCAGTGAAAGTTTTCACTTCGACTTTTTCCCTACCTCGTTATCGTCAATCCAGAAACCGCCGTGCTCTTTTATACGGTTTCGGACCGTCTTTTCGGTCACGCCCATATACTCGGCCATACCGGATAAAGTAACCTTGCCGTCAATCATGCAAGCATCAAATGCCGTTTCGAGCGATTCTTTACGCTCGTCCTTACGTTCCTTTTCGGTCTTTTTCTTGCTGAAATTCTTTTGCCAGCCTACTGCTCTGCCGTCATCGGGCTGTATGTCTTTTAATACGTCGGTCTTGTCTATACGATGAACGGGATAATCAAACCAAACGTTCACCGGCGGGAACTTCGGGAACTCTCGGAGCGTGCCTTCTATACGCCACGCTGTACGGCTCTCTGTGCGTTTTTCACACTTGGTAATGAAATCACACACATGCTTATAATCTGCGTCCGGCACAGCGTTTCTGAGTGCTTCACGCATCTGCTTTGCACTGCATATATCATCCTGTGAAACATCGTCTTCGTGTCCGCATTTCTTCAGCCGGTCATAGCATATCTTGCAGGTCATCTTGTCTTTTTCGTGCTTTATTATGCTGTCGGTAAGCTCCAGCTCCGTAAGGTCAAGCAGTGCATCGGGATCTCTTGCGAATACACCCGAACCCGAGGCTCTGTCCATTGAACGCTTACCGCCCTGTGCACCTTTTGAATGGTGATGACAGTATATAACTGCACAGCCAAGCTCCGTGCATACCTTATCAAACTGATTGCAGAAATGCGCCATCTGATCGGCACTGTTCTCGTCACCGGTAATAACCTTATAAATCGGGTCTATGATAATGGCGATATAGTTCTTCTTGCTCGCACGGCGGATAAGTTTAGGTGCGAGCTTGTCCATCGGGACAGACTTACCTCTTAGGTTCCATATATCAATATTACTGAGATTTTGAGGTTCCCAGACAAGTGTTGTATATACATCTTTGAAACGGTGCAGACAGGAAGCCCTGTCAAGTTCAAGATTTACATACAACACCCTACCTTTGGTACAGTTCCAGCCAAGCCATTCTTTGCCTTCCGCTATTGCACAGCACATTTCTATAAGAGCATACGACTTACCCGCCTTTGATGGTCCTGCGATAAGCATTTTATGTCCCTGTCTGAGTATACCATCAATAAGTGGCGGTGCAAGTTCCGGAAGATTGCTCCACGCATCAGCCATGCTCTCGGTATCGGGCAGGTCGTCATTTACACTTTCTATCCATTCCCGCCACTCATCCCAACCGTTTTTACCGATGTCTGTATCAACTATGTACTGCCTGTTTTCACCACGCTGAACACCGGGAAGACGTGATAATCTTGACGGATTACGATTCTGCGTATCGGGTGACAGTCCGTTTTTCTGACATATCTGATACAGAAAATCTACACGTTTACGGTATTCATCGTAATTTGCGGCATCTACCTTTACAATAGCGTGCAGTGACTTCTTTCCGCTGTACACAAGCACAGCTACGGGCAGTTCAAGCTCACAGATTATGGCGTGCTGTTTTTCTATATCTACATTGTCGCTTTCGACAAGCGCATATCTGTATTCGGTTACGTTTTCATTCTTAACGCCTTTGCCGTCAAGAGGGTTGAAACGTATCCACGCCCCCGCCTGAGTGTTGTAATCACCGAGAACAGAGCCTATATCGCCGTCACACTGCGACAATGATTCGATAAGCTGACCTGCCGTGCGGTCATAATAGCCCTTGTTGGCAGGGATGAATTTACCGTCTTTTTCGTAGCTTTGCACAACATATCCGACATTTTCGCTCTGCTCGAATAATGCTTCAAGGTATCTGATTATTTCTCTGTGAGGCTGCCAGTCTGTCGGAGCGTTTATTTCTTTGCCCTCTATCCAGTTTTTGTTTACAACAACGTGTTCATCGTGATGTTCGTATGATATTTCATCGTCCCAGTCAAGCTCACGTTCTTCTCCCGTGCCGAACATCATTCCTCTGTCCTTAGCCATCTGAACTATGGTAGCGCCCGTGACAGGCGAGGAAGAGCCGTTGAAGCTCTCCCATTTCTTTTCACATTCGCCTTTATGGTATCTGTTGTCATTTGCCGACCAGTTATCCCATACGGTAACGGAATAGCCCTCTTCTTTGAGTGCCATACCGACATTCACCCACTCCTGATAGGAAAGGTCTGACGGGCTTATATATTTAAGTGCTTCGTTAAGATCAAAATCAAATTCCGACATCTGAATTATTCACCACCTTCGGTTCATAGCTTGCAGGATCTATTCCGTTCGGAACGTGCCAGTTGTTAGCCGCTATTCTGTCAATCAGATTTCTTGCACTTTCAAACTGCCATGTGCCGACGTGCTTAAAGCCCCGGCTTTCGAGAAAACGTATCTGCTTCGGTGTTGTAAGACCGAGAGTGCGCCGTTTGCCGAGCCT